CCGCTGCCCTTAAAGTGCCGTTAATCTGTGTTTCCCTGTATCCTCCGTGCTGATTCTCTTCAAAGGCTTTCTTATCGGTTACAATCAATGGGGTATCTCCCCTTACGGTATTATTCTGTCCTGCGGTTAATGTTCCGCTTGTATCGCTCTCCCTGTATCCGTGGTGTTGGTATGCTTCGTAAAATACGCTGTGAATATCTGCCGTTGTGAGTGTCGGGCAAGGTCCCCCGACCTTTCCAACGCCTAATCCGTTGCTTGCTTTATTTCTTGTAACTTCATCCCTTAAAGGTATTACGCTTCGTTTCTCTTCGTACATGATGCAAGGCGTTTGACCTCCGCCACGCCCCATATTCTGTACTAAGGTTGGGGTAATATCTTTATAGGTCCTTACCACGCTGTCGGCGTGTGCAAAATCAAGACCTAAAACCTCCCCCCCTCGGCTACTTTCTGCTCTAAGGCTATTCGTAGATTGTCCGGCAGCTTCCGCCCTTTGTTCTTTGCTCTTCGGAGTATACCCAAGCACGCTTTCGGACTTAAATAATATTTCTCCGGCACGTTGTCCTCCAAAATCTCCGATAAGGTAGATTCGTTTTCTACGTTGGGGTACTCCCCAATATTGAGCGTCAAGGATTCTCCAAGCTGTGTCAACCTCCCCCCCTCTAACCATTCCTGCGGTTGCCCATTTACCACTTGCAGGCATTGGAATATTGGCGTTTGTGACTTTTTCAAGCACGGCTCTAAAATCCTCTCCGCCGTTACTCGAAAAAGCTCCGGGTACGTTCTCCCAAATAATGAAAGTTGGATATTGTCCATTTGTTGCTAACCTCATTTCTCTTATAATTCTTATTGCGTGTATGAATAACCCGGAACGATTACCTTTAAGTCCTTTTCTCTTTCCGGCTATGCTCAAATCTTGGCAAGGACTTCCAAAGGTTATAATATCCACGGGTTGTATTTCATCCCCTTTAAGTTCCGTAACGCTTCCAACGTGCATTACATCCTTAAAACGGTATCTTGTTATGTCGATACAATTCGGTTCTACCTCTGCGGCCCATAACGGTTTAATGGTGCATCCTGTATCTATCCCGCTCGGTATGCCTGCTGCATAGCAGAAACCTCCGATACCGTCAAATAGGCTACCTAGTGTTAATTGTTTCAACGCTTGCCCTCCTTTCTGTTTTTCTTCTCCTGTTTTCTCTTGGCGTATTCCTGTAAGTATCTTTCCTGTTCTTTGTCCTCTTCCATTCTTGCTAATCTTTTTTGATACCTTTTGTATATTTTGCAATCCTTTTCGCAATCGGGGCAAGTTCTATACGGACACCCGATACATTCATGTAATCCGCCGTTCTCGTCCATATCAATACCGAATACATAAGAAAAAAACATAATAGCGAACGGAAGAATAAATAATACTGCTGCCACGGCAACAATGATTAAAATTACTGTTATTATTGTTTTCATTCCTGCCAATCCTCCAACTTTTTAACCCTTGTCTGTAGGTTGCTTATTGTTACTTTCATTTCCTCAATCTGATAAGGCAGTACGTCCGTATTCTCAAACATATAAAGGACTTCTACCGCCCGGCTTATCGGTACACCGCTTTTTATTCTCGGTTTGTTGGTCTTTGGGTCAATCTCTGTAAGTCTGCTGTTCTTTGGTTTCCTCTTGGTGTCCTTTGCCGGTCCTGGCATTGCTTTATTCATCATCTTGTAATACGGAATCTCTGCCCCTACAATTCCGTTAAGTCGCACTTGCTAAACCTCCTTGTGTTGTTTCGTTTTCCGCTTTCTTACTCGCTACTGCTGCCGTGTTTATCTCCTGCTCCAACTTCTCCCAAATCAGAGGAATCATTAACTTACAAACTATCATTGTGTGTATTCTGCTTGGTGCTTCCGTCAATCTCTCGCACATATATACGAACAATAAGCCTGCATTGGCATCCCCCTCCCAATCCGGGTTATCTTCTCTTGATTTCTTAAATAGTGCCGTTTCTTTGTACTGCTGCCCTAACTCCTGTAAGATTTCTATTGAACGGTCTGTAAATATTACCTCTCCGCCCTCTTTGACCTCTGTAACGGTCAACAGTTCCATAATTTTATCTTTTTCGCTCTGCATTTTCGTATGCTCCTTTCAATTCCTCGGTGTGCATTAAGAAGTGTACCGCTCCGTCAAACTTTACTTTGTATTCTTCTATATCCTCGGATTTTAAATACTGTCTGCCGTACATTTCTTTCATATCTCGCCATACATTCCAAGGAATAAAGAAAAAATCATCCTGTATACAGATACACACCCCACATAACGCTCCTAATCTGCTGTGTTTTTCCAATACGTCCATTTGCGTATCTGTAAGCACGTTCCGGGTTATCCTGTCTTTACTCGTCCTCTTGGCTTCAAACATTATCGAACGCCCACCGTATAAGGTCCCTTGAAAGTCAGGCTGTGCGTGTGTGCTGAATCTCCCTGTAAATTCTCCTGTCCTGTGGTTCTTACTCGTTACTCTGAACGGCTCTGGCGTTTTATCAATGCTTGCTATTCCGTGGCTTTCGTACATTCTGCACCCGGCTAATATCTCTCTTTCAAAGTGCTGCCCCTGTGCATTGTTAAGCCTGTTCTTATACTGCTGTCGTATCTTATTTTCGTCTACTGCTGCACCTCTTGCATTTTTCCATGCCTGCAACTCTTTTTCTGTGTCCGATTCGGTCACAATCCCTTTGTTTATCAATGTTTTTCGCTCCTTTTTGTTAGTTCATTCCACGGTATCAACTGCATACGTTTTTTACCGTCTAATTCGTAAATAAATGATACTGTTCCATTTTTTAAGCTATGTTCTGTGATAATGTCCGTTATCTGCATTTCTGCTGTGCCTAATCTTCTCGGATAGCCTGTAATAGCCATTCCCTCAATTATTGCAACTTCTACAATATCGCCCAACTCATAAGGGCAATGTGCCATGAATACCGCCTGCTGCATATTAACAACCGCTCCTTTCTCTGATTTCGTGAATGTGTAGTGTGTAATATTCCTTTCCGGGTTCTGCTCCCCATTCTTCTTTACCTACCTTAACATCTAATGAACACAATGCGGTAAACTGTGGTCTACTGCTGCCGTATCCGTTTCTGAATCCTATTAACTGTTTATCAAGTCCTGTAGGAATATTTGAGTTTTGGTACATTTCAAATATTTTC